GCAATGAAGTGACAGATGCGGGACATTGGCCGGATGCCATAATAACAGACATCATGTCAGAGAAGACCCCTGGGGCAGGAGTAACTATTGACGATTTAAATATCAAAGACAACGGAATAAACGGATCAACAATCATTAAAAACGACCTCCAACTCACAGGCTCTACCGCAGACGGCTTCCCGAATACGACTACGACATACATCTGGAATATCGACAGTGCGTCAAGCGAAAATCAAACCGATGTAGTGGGTGGCAAGGTATTAACTGTCGTAGCAGGAGAGCTTGAAAGTGCGACAGATGTGCTTGGCAATACGAAGTTCTGCAAATGGAGTGACGGAGATACCTACCTTCAGTCAACAGATGAGGCGTTCAATGTGGCGAACACGGCAGATACAGATGATTTCATGGTGGGTGGGTGGGTTTATATTCCCGATACGACTCCTGCAACAACTGAAACATTATTCTCTAATCAAGGTGCGGCTAATAATGGATGGAGAATAGAATGGACATCCACTAATCTTCTATACTTCACATTTGATTTAGCCACAGATGTTTATTTTAGTATGCAAGCTCCTACTACAGCAGGATGGCATCATATTGTTTTTGCAAGAGAAGTAGGAGTAGGAGTCAAGGGATATATAAATGGAATATTAAGCGGAAGCGGTGCTGATGCAACAATAGGCACAACGCAAAGCAAATTTCAACTTGGAGGATTTAACGGAACAACCAGACTTCCTGAAGACGGCACTTGCTATGATGAAGTATTTTTCCGCAAAGGCGTATTGCCTACAAATCTTGATGATGTAGTCCGCAACATCTACGCAAGAAGTGCCAAGAAGTTTGCGGTGAAAGCACAGGATGGAACGGTGACTTCAATTCTCCCCCACACAGACGAGCCGCACTTACAAAGCGTAATTGATGTTGTGCAAATAGGAAATACTGGCATTGCAGACAATGATACAGATATACTTAAGTTTAATTTTACACCAAAAAAAATTGTATTAAACTTTTCAGGAATAGTCTATAAAGATGCCATTAATCAGGGGCATGGAACAGGTAGCTGTGTGATAACAATTACGGGAACGAACACTTTTACTTCTGTTTTGAACAGAAGTAGTAGCTTCCTTGCTGATGGGACATTCTCTACCGATACTGCAACGGGAGATACAACTAATGTTATATACATTAAGGCAGGCGGCACTTATTTTGTTGGGACGGCGGTTTGGAATACAGCCGCTAAAACCTTGACAATAACCTATCAAGAAGCAAATACAACAACTGCATCAAACGGAATAGATATAACGGCGGTAGCCTATAAATGAAACTCCTAACAACACTACTGGCAATATCCCTTCTCTCATCGGTAGCTTTTTCAGCACCGCTGAAAAGTAGTGGGTATCTTTACGCCGAGGTATCGAAAGAAATCAACGGCTCTTACAAGTGGGGATTGCCTGTTATGGAGTGGAATATTATGCAGAAGCCGTTGCTCGTGGACGTAGAGTTCCGCAACAATTTCACTTCGCCGAGGGGAGATTTGCGTATACCTAATCACCACTCATCACAGCTTGAGGTTCATCTCGGTCAGGTATGGGGAGCTTATTGGGCGACGTTCTCGCTTGGTGGTATTTACTACTACGGCGGGAATGACGACGGGATAGCTGAGGGGTTGGGGTTTAGGAATACGGCGAGGGTGGGGGTGGAGTTCTGATAATGTTCCACGTGAAACATAACAATAAGCAACGGAAAAACAACTAAAATGCCAAGCGGTAATCCAAATATAAAGCCCCGGTGGAAAAAAGGCGAAAGCGGCAACCCCGCCGGCCTCCCCAAAGGTTACGTGCGGGCCAGCACGATATTAAACAAGCTCCTGAAGGCTAAGATAACCGTCGTGAACGCACAAGGCAAAAAAGAGCGCAAGCCGGCAGGCGAAGTATTGTTGCAAAAGCTCGTAGCCAACGCTATAGACGACAGGAGAACGGGCCACGAACAGATAAAGGCGGCTGAAACTATCCTGAACAGGATAGAGGGTAAGGCCATACAGCCAATATCGTACCCAGAAGGAATACCCGTGGCCCCGCCAATACTGAACGTAATGCCGGTAGAAGGAACGGACGCGCCAGCGTGATATGGATATCCAGATACCCAAGAAGTGCTTCCAAGTTCTATGGGACCCCAAGAACCGAAGATACCGGGTGCTGTATGGAGGCCGAGGATCAGGCAAATCTTGGTCCACAGCCAGGTATTTACTGCTAAGAGCCTCAACCGAAAAGCTTCGTATATTATGCACGCGCGAGATACAAAACTCCATCAAGGACTCCGTGTACCGACTCTTGGTGGATCAGATAGCCGAGCTGGGCCTGCAGGACTACTTCACGATCAAGGCCGATATGATAGTGTCCATCACCGGCTCTGAGTTTATTTTCAAAGGGCTTCAGAAAAACATCAACGAGATCAAAAGCACCGAGGGGATAGACGTGTGCTGGATAGAAGAAGCTGAGCGGGTGATAGAAAACTCCTGGTCGAACCTCATCCCCACGGTACGCAAAGAGGGGTCGTTCTTCATAATCATATTTAACCCGGAGGACGAGCGCTCTGCGACGTTCACGAGGTTCATCGAAAAAGACCGTGTGCCAGTGAACAACCCTGACATCATCAGGTGCCTCGTGAACTATTGGGACAACCCGTTCTTCCCGGACGTCCTGCGTAAAGAAATGGAGTGGGACAAAAAGAATGACCCTGACAAATACTCCCACGTCTGGGAGGGAAACCCCAAGAAGTACGGGGATGCCGTTATATTCAAGAATAAGATACTGGTCGAGGAATTCGAGGCACCACCGGACGCGCAGCTGTTCTTCGGCGCTGACTTCGGCTACGCCGAGGACCCGACGGCCTTGCTGAGGATGTTCATCAAAGACCGCCGGCTGTATATCGAATACGAAGCTTACGGGGTAGGCGTGGAGATAGACGAGCTGCACCACTTCTTCAGCACAGTACCGGGATCGCACAAATGGAAAATAACGGCCGACTCGTCCCGACCGGAAACAATTAGCCATTTGAGCAGACAAACAAAAGACGGCAAGTACCAGGGGTTCAATATCGTTGGGGCCGAGAAGGGCAAGGGGAGCGTTGAGGACGGCATAGAGTTTTTACGCAACTTCGAGTATATCGTGATACATCCGCGATGCACCGGCTCCCTGGGGGATTTCAGGAATTACCGCTGGAAGACGGACAGAGTGACTAACGAAATACTCCCAATACCACTGGACAAAGCCAATCACGCGCCGGACGCCGCAAGGTACGGGCTTGAGTCGTGGATCAAAGCGCCCGTGCTGTCCATGGCAGACGTCTGGTAGAAATCAAGTATTGCAAAGACGGCAGGAATTGTTATAATATCCCTAAGATGGCCAAGAAGACAACTTTATCGAAGTCCGACATAAGAACACTTAAGAACGCCGCAGACATAATCAAAAAGAACGGATCGGACAAAAATTCCATCACTCTGGCCAACGGACTGCAGAGCTTCGGCACGATGATGATGCCGGGCAATTCCGCTCCGCAAATTAACCAGACGCACACAATGAACCTCAACCTCCGCAGAACACCGCTGACGTTCGACCGGCCCACATTGAACTTTCTGTACATGGAGTACGGGATAATCCGCGCAGCGATAGACCAACCGGTGGACGATGCGCTGAGGGGTGGGCTGGATATAAAGTCGAACGAGCTTGACGCTGACGATATACAAAAACTTCACGAGTACTTAGAAGACCACGGAGTATATACCGTATGGCGCAAAACGATGCGGTGGGGTAGATTATTCGGCGGCGGTGGGTGTATAATCCTGAACGGTCAAGACCCAAGCACGAGGCTTGATATCCAAAGCATGAACGAAAACTCGCCGTTGGAGTTCGAGGACGCCGACCGTTGGGAGCTGTCCATGCCGAACGTCAACAAGGAAAAGCGCCTGGAAGAAATAATGTACCCATCCACACCGTACTTCTTTTACTACACAAAGGCCATTCACAACAGCAGGGTACAGACCGTCCGAGGCGACGAAGCGCCGAGCTTGATCCGCAGAATGCTCATGGGGTGGGGATTAAGCGAAGTGGAGAAAATGGTGCGGGACCTGAACGAGCTGATAAAAGCACAGAACGTTATATTCGAACTGCTCGACGAAGCCAAAATAGACGTATACCGGCTTGAAGGCTACAAAGCAGCGCTCGTCACTCCGGGCGGCGAGGAACGCATGGCGCAGTCCGTAGGGATGACCAACTCGATGAAGAACTTCCTTCAAGCCTTGATACTCGACAAGAACGACGAGTTTGACCAGAAGCAGATAACTTTTTCAGGCTTATCAGAAATGCTCAAAGAGATCCGCATAGCCATGGCGTCGGCCGTGAGAATGCCGGTGACGAAGCTGTTCGGTATATCGGCTGCGGGATTTAACTCCGGCGAGGACGATATAGAAAACTACAACGCCATGGTCGAGTCCGATATCCGTTCCCGGCTCCGGCCGATGATAAGGCCCTGCCTGGACTGCGTATGCATGAAGCTGTTCGGCCACGTCCCGGCGTATACGTACGACTTCAAATCCCTGCGGATCATGGACCAGAACCAGGAAGAAGACATGAAAACGAAAAAGCAGATGCGGATATTGGCCAACTACGACAAAGGGTTCATATCGGCCAAACAAGCCATGGAAGCGCAAAGAGCCGAAGGGCTTCTCACAACAGAAAAGAGCCTGGCCGAAATGGACTTAACAGAAGACTTCCCGACACCGCCGATAGAAAAGGTCACGGCATCTATCAAGCCGGAAGACGACCAAACGGGTAAAGAAGATAATGGACAAAGCTTCGGGGAAGAATAATGCAACCCACAGTAACATACAAGGAACGGTATGGAGTTCTGGTAGCGTCGGTAATCCAGGAATATTTCGACAAGCTTATTTACGAGCGATTACTAAACGTAATCAAGCGGACCCCAATAAAGGTAAAGCTATCGGCAGCTGACTCGCCCGAACAGCACCTCATCAACAAAATAAACACCGGGATGATCCTATACGACGGACAGTACTTCCTGGGCCAGTTCGACGCACGGTCAAGCCGGATAATAAAAGAACTCGGCGGCACGTGGGACAGGGAGCGCAAGGGGTTCAGGCTGTCCGAGGGGTCGCTTACGCCGTCGCTCAAATCGGCTATCAGCGCCAGCAAGTCCCGACTGGAAGCGATCAACAAGAAGCTCCTGGAAGCGCTTGACGAAGCCGAAGCCCTGGCCGACGAAACCGATATAGCAGAAAAGCTGACGGGCGCAATCGACAAGGTGGTGGACGGCCTGCAGATACAAACGGTAAAAGCAATGGACGCACTCGGCGTCAACTACACGCTTACCCACGGCCAGCGGGAAGAGATCAAAAAAGAGTACATTGAGAACATGGACAAGGAAATAAAGAAGTGGTCGCATGAGCATATAAAGTCGCTCAGGGAGGGCGTGCAACAGAACGCCATGGATGGCTTCCGCGCAAAGAAGCTCGAGGACATGATAGAACATAACTACGGCGTGACCAAGAACAAAGCCAAGTTCCTGGCACAACAGGAAACGTCGATGTTCATGGCCAAGTTCCGGCAACAGCGCTTCACGGACGCAGGTGTAGAGTTTTACCGTTGGGACACGGTCGGAGATAAAAAGGTGCGGGACGATCACAAGAAGCTCAACAACCGGATATTTCAATTCGGCGACCCGCCGATAGTGGATAGTGCCACAGGCCGGCGCGGAGAGCCGGGCGAGGACTTCAGGTGTTTACCAAGCGACTCAAGGATAGATTTCGTTCACGGCATAGAAAAATGTTTCCGGCGTTGGCATAGAGGCAAAATGGCCATGCTTGTCACGGCTTCTGGTAAAACGGTTCGAGCCACACCTAATCATCCTGTGCTTACGACCAGAGGGTGGAAGCCGATAGGTAAGCTCGATGATACCGACTATGTCGTCAATTTGCCGCAACAATTGCTCGATGCGTCTGAATTGAACACAAATAAGGGTGTACCCACAATTGCTGATATATTTGAAACGTTCAGGAAATCTGGCCTTAGCCTTACGTTCCCAGGGAAGCCCGACCAATTCCACGGCGACGGTTCCGACAGCGATATCGATGTTGTAGGCCCCACAAGGTCTTTGAGGATCGCAAACAATCCCGCGACGGATGATGGCTTCGGCAAGCTCCTTCTCACCGCGTCCAATATGCTTTATTCTGCATTGAGCCGCACGAAGCAATATCTGATGTCGCTTTTCCTTTGGCATATCCTTAGAGGCCGCATTGCAAGCCTTCGTGAGCGCTTGTTTTTCCTTAAAGGAAAGCTTGCTCATGCGGATATAATTCGCCTCCGAGATATTTCTAATGGCAACGCCCGCCTCGATAAGCCTTCTTCTGATGACGATGCGCTTAAGACCTGTTCGCTTAGAAATGGAAAGCTCGCTCTCTCCGGAGAGATAGGCTTCGACTACGGGTTTTGGATCAAAATTCAATCTGTTATGGGAGCGACCGCCGACAGGGTGGTTAGCTTGCGGATCGACGATTTTATCGGCCATGTTTATAACCTCCAAACGGTTTTAGGTTATTATACAACGGCAGGTGTCGTTGTGTCAAATTGCAGATGCATAGCACGTCCGATACTGAAGCGCTGCCAAAAAATAGGCGGCGAGTGGAAAGAGATGGGATGACAATACCTCTGATAATAAGATGGATATGCTCTAATCGGTATGGCCTAAAAATACTGACGTGGGGCGACATCCCTACGCCAATTGGAGCCGGGAAAGTATTCAACGTAACACTCGGCTTAAATTAGATTGCCAAAAAGAAGTCTTGACCCATGAATGTGAGGTGTTATAATTCAGTCATGACAAACTACATAAAAAGAAACGGACAACTCATCAAGGTAAACGCCAGAGAAATAAAGAATAAGGGGAGATAGCCCCACATGGAAACAAAGATTAACGCCTCGTCCACCATGTTCCTCAACCGAAAAGCTAACAAGGTAGGCACAGGCAAAAAGATGATCAGCATGGTCAACGCCGTGCTACATGGCACCAGGCCCCAACGCTTCAAAGCAAGGTTCATGATGCCGGGCCTCACAAACTATCCCAGCGAGGACGGAACACCGGAGATGTGGTGGCTTCCGCGCGAGGTTATGACGAAAATGCAAAAAAGCTTCATCGGGTGTCCAGTGGTCCTCGACGGGGATCACAACGGGAACTCGACACCGGAAAACTTCGAGGCTGTAGCCGTGGGAGTGGTGAGTGAAGTATGGACCGGTGACGACGGATGGGACTGGTGCAACATGATCATCTGGGACCAGGAAACTATAGACAAGATCCAGAAGGGCTGGAACGTTTCATGCGCCTATAACACCACGAGCTTTAACCCCGGTGGCGTCCTGAACGCCATAGAATATCAGCACGAGGTCACAGAAGGCGAGTATATTCACATGGCGATCGTGCCGGCCCCAAGACAAACCGGGGCGCGCATATTCTTAAACAGTCTTGACAAGCCGTCATCGGGTGTTATAATTTTCCATATGAACGGCAAAATGTATAAACTCCATCCAAAGGGCAAGGCGATGTTAAACGCAACAGTCGGATACCCTTCTTCACGGCAAGACGAAATAGGAGAGATGACAGTCGATAAACTCACTAAAATATTTCAAAACCTGAAAAGGGACGGGATTTCCAGGGATCATCTGGAAGGCGTATACAAGGACGAGCCAAAAGTAAGGCAGGCATTGGATGCCGTGTACAACAGCAAAGAGAACGCCGGGATCAATAACGAAGACTACCAAGTGGGCGAAGAGGTATTCATCAAAGGAGCGGATCACAAAAAGGGAGAAACAGGAACCTGGAGAAATTTTGAAGTTAAGTTCACCGAGCCAGCCAACTATCAAGGGGCTGGATGGTGGGCGAAGATAGTCAAAAAAAACGAGGGAGGGGACGACATGACACTTACCGAGGAACAGAAAAAGGCAGCGGAAGAAAAAGCGGCTAAAGAAGCCGAGGCTAAGAAGAACGAGGAAGAAGCGGCCAAAAAGAAAGAAGAAGAAAACAAGTCCAAGGAGAACGAGGCTGTAGAGATAGACCCTGAAACTGCCGTCATCGAAACCCCGGAAGGTGAAGTATCTCTCAAGGAGCTCGTCGATACCTACCAAGCCGAGCAGGTCGAGATAAAGAAAAAAGAAGAACTCGAAGCGGCCAACAAAAAGAACGAGGAAGGCGACAAGCCGAAAATATCCATTGACGATGAATTCGACGGTGTGCCGATCAAGACGATGTACGAAGCGTACAAAAAGAACAAGTCCGCGAAGAAGAACGAAGAAGACGAGAATGCGAAGAAGCTCGCTTCCCGCAGGGCTGCGCTTAAATCCGAAGGCAAGAGCGATGAGGAAATTGAGGAAATAATAAAGAACGAAGCAGAAGCCGCCAAGGGCGAAGAGAAAGTCAATCACTTCAATTCCATGAAGTCTTTAAAGAATAAGCCGGTAGAAGCAGGAGAGCTGAAATCAAGACTCAGCACGAGAGAGAAAATAGCAGCCGCAAAGGCCGAGTACTAAAAAGAGTATTGACAGCGACTTGTGCCACTGTTAGAATACCGATAGAAAAAAGAAAGTAGGAGGAAAAAGCAAATGACGGATATCAGAAAAGAGTTAAACAGTTTCAACATGACCGTGGTTCCCGGACAGGTGGCCATGAGTTCTCCTGCGTCCATGACCGTTCAGCTGATAGGAACGTCGGTTGAAACCCTTCTTCCTACATATCCAGTGAAGCTTGTAACCGGAACGGGTGTAGTTCCTCTGGTGGAACTGGCCGTCCCCGGAACAGACGACATCTACGGACTGGTGCTGTTCAACGCAAAGTATTCCTCTTGGGGCGCAGAGGATTATTTACAGATAAGCACAAAAGGCACGATCATGCACCTGACCGCAGGCGCGACGCTCAACAGAGGCGCAAGGGTAGGGCTTAACCCCTCGACCCTCAAGCTCCAGGCCGCAGAAGCCGGTAATGCAATAGGAATATTGCTTGACGAAGCTGCGCTGAACAGAGTGGTAAGGGTTCAGCTCGATATCCCGAACGACACCTTGGCGACATCATAAGCGGAAAACAGAAAATAAGAACAGGAGGATCAGGGAAATGAAGTTAATGTTAAACGGTAGAGAGGTCCAGATGGACAACTTCGGAGCGGACCCGGCCAAAGAAGGGTTCAACAGGTACGGCATCATAGCCCCGACATGGAACGAGTTAGCTCGCCCTATCCAACAGCGCGTGAACTCACTGGCAAAGCTTAACGGCTTGACTATAGACGCTGCGGGCTACGAACACGCCCTGACCGTACTGACTCAGATTAAGGCCCAGGTAATTAAACAGAAATTCTACGAAGTAGAGCCGTCCGGGTTTATGCCTGTAGTAGTCGGAGAAGGCGCATGGTTAAACAACCTGGTCTTCAATCATGTCTATCTTAATGCCGACGACTTTGAGTCCGGCATTGTCGACAGCTCCCTGCCAATGAATAAGAAATCAGAAGTAGATGTCGAGATAATCGCGAAGCCCATCCCGATCGTAAGCTGGAATAAGAGCTTCAAGTATTCCATCATACAAATAGAACAGGCCGCAAAGGGGAACGTCGATATCGTCACCAAGCTTGAGGAAGCCCGTAAGAAATCATGGGATCTCGGCATTCAGAGGATCGCTTTCTTGGGCTCCAAGTCCAAGTCCGCTATTAAAGGCTTATATAACGGCGAGAGCGTGACGGCAAACACGACCTTCATCGCCGAGCCTATAAGCGAAATGACCGCAGCGGAGTTTCAACTGCTCGTAGCCGGAATGCTTAAGCTGTATGCGGCAAACGTCAACAGCACGACCCTTCCGAACAGGCTGATATTGCCACAGGCCGACTGGCTTGGAATGGCGGCTGCGGCTTCTTCAGACTTCCCGGTCACCGACAAGCTGACGTACCTTGAGAACGCATT